GCGCCAGTCAACGAGCTGGAACCCAAACGTCGTCGTAGCCGCCCACCTGTAGAGGTAGCAGCGGCAGAATAAGGAGCTTGAATGGCAACCGCCTTCGACCAGATTAAAGCGGCCCTCCGGCTTATCGGCCAGCTGGCTGAAGGTGAAGAGCCTTCCCCACAAGCAGCGCAGGATGCGCTGACTGCCATGAATCAGATGATCGATTCGTGGAATACCGAGCGTTTAGCCGTTTTCTGTACGGAAGACCAGATATTCAACTGGCCAACCGATACGATTACCCGCACGTTAGGGCCGACCGGCGACTTTGTCGGCAATCGTCCGATTTTGATTGACGATGCGACGTATTTCCGTGACCCGCAGACCAACGTCTCGTACGGCATTAAGCTGATCAACCAGCAGCAGTACGATGGCATTGCGGTCAAGACCGTGACCAGCACGTATCCGCAGGTCATGTTCGTCAACAATACGTTCCCCGACATAACCATGACCATCTACCCAAAGCCTACACGGCTTTTGGAATGGCATTTTGTATCGGTGCAACAGCTGACTAAGCCAGCAACGCTAAACACCGTATTGTCCTTCCCGCCGGGCTATCTGCGGGCGTTCAAGTACAACTTGGCGATGGAGATTGCTAACGAGTTTGGTGTTGAGCCGATGCCGCAGGTAACGCGGATTGCAATGACATCTAAGCGAAATCTGAAGCGCATCAACAACCCAGATGACGTGATGTCGATGCCTTATGCAATCGTGGCTAACCGGCAACGTTACAACATCTACGCAGGTAACTTCTAAGCCGTGAAGACGCCTATCCTTGGTCAATCGTACGTCGCGCGCAGCTTGAACGCTGCGGCGGCACGTATGGTCAACCTGTACCCAGAGATCACCCCGTCGCCAGAAGGCAACGAGCCAGCGTACCTGAACCGGGCGCCAGGCTTGCGTCGGTTGGCGACCGTTGGTACTGGCCCAATCCGTGGCCTGTGGTCGTACGGCGGCTATGGCTACGTCGTGTCGGGCTCTCGGCTGTATCGGGTTGACACCAACTGGACGGTTACGCCGATTGGCGGCGTGTCGGGCACTGGCCCTGTGTCGATGGTCGACAACGGCACGCAGCTCTTCATCGCGGCTAACCCTGAAGGGTTTATCTACGACGCGTCGACCGAAGAGTACGCCGAGATCACGGACGTAGACTTTCCCGGCGCGGTAACAGTCGGCTATTTGGATGGCTACTTTATCTTCCAAGAGCCTAACTCCCAGAAGTTTTGGGTGTCTGAGCTACTGGACGGTACGCAGCTCGACCCGCTGAGCTTTGCCAGCGCCGAAGGTATGCCGGACAACTTGGTGTCGCTGTTTGTCGACCACCGCGAGGTCTGGCTGTTTGGCACCCAGTCGGTTGAGGTCTGGTACAACGCAGGCACCTCACCCTTTCCGTTGGCTCGCATCCAAGGTGCCGTCAACGAGCTAGGCTGCGCGGCAACCTACTCGGTTGCCAAGATGGACAACTCGCTGTTTTGGCTTGGGTCTGACGCCCGTGGCCAAGGCGTGGTGTTCCGTGCCCAAGGCTATACGGGCCAGCGTGTCTCGACCCATGCAGTTGAATTCGCTATTCAGAGCTACGGCTCCATCTCGGACGCCATTGGTTTTACCTATCAGCAAGACGGCCACGCCTTTTACGTGCTGAGCTTTCCGAGCGCCCAACGCACTTGGGTGTTCGACGTAGCCACCGGCGCATGGCATGAGCGCGCAGGCTTTGCCAACGGTGACTTTATCCGCCACCGTGCCAACTGCCAGATGTTCTACAACAACGAAGTCGTCGTTGGTGACTTCCAGAACGGCAAGATTTACGCGTACGACTTGGACGTGTTTGCTGACGACAACCTGCCACAGAAGTGGCTGCGGTCGTGGCGGGCACTGCCCACCGGCCAGAACAACCTAAAGCGTACTGCCCAGCACACGCTGCAGCTTGAGTGCGAGACAGGGGTTGGTCTGATCACCGGCCAAGGCAACGACCCACAGGTCATCATGCGTTGGTCGGATGACGGCGGGCACACCTGGTCAAACGAACATTGGACGGGCATGGGCAAGATCGGCAACTACGGCTACCGTGCCTTCTGGCGGCGGCTGGGTATGACCGAAAAGCTGCGTGACCGCGTGTACGAGGTGTCCGGCACCGACCCCGTCAAGATTGCTATTTTGGGTGCCGAATTAGTGTTGTCCGGCACCAATGCCTAATCCCGATAACGAACCGCAACTCCCTAAGAACCAGTCGCCGATCACCGACGACCGGACGGGGATGGTGTCGCGTGATTGGTACCGGTTCTTCCTAAACCTGCTGAACAAAGCCAATACAGGCGGCGGCGGCGGCTCCGGCACCGTCACGTCGGTTGATGTTTCCGGTGGCACGACAGGCCTAACTACCTCGGGCGGCCCAGTCACAACCTCCGGCACCATTACGCTGGCAGGCACGCTGGATGTCGATAACGGCGGCACGGGCGCCACCACAGCGGCTAACGCTCGCGCAAACTTAAGCGCAGCGCAAAGCGGCGCAAACACGGACATTACGTCGATTGCGCTGACTACAGGCACCATAAGCACGGCGCCCAGCGGAAACAATGACATAGTCAACAAATTTTATGCTGACACGCTTATCAGCGGCGTTAACTTTCATGCTGCGTGTAATTACGCCACCACGGCGGCTCTGTCGCCTGCCAATACATACAACAATGGTACGGGCGGTGTGGGCGCTACGCTTACGGCCAGCTCCAACGGTACGCTGACCATTGACGGGTATACGTTTGTCACCGCCGACATAGGCAAGCGCATACTGGTAAAAAATGAAGTTGCTGGCGCTAATAATGGCGTCTACACATTGACGCAAGAAGGATCGGCATCCCAGCCATATATTCTTACGCGTGCTACCGACTACGATACTGCGGGCACGGGCGCTAATTCGATAGACCAAGGCGATTTAATGCTTGTCTTGTCGGGGGCTGTTAACGCTAATACGTCTTGGGTTCAGCAAACCGCGTTGCCAATTACGGTCGGCACCACGGCACTTGTATTTGTTCAATTTGCAGCGGTTCAGACGTATTCTGCAGGTACGGGGTTAAGCCTTGCCAGCAATACGTTTTCAATCACCAATACTGGCACAGCAGGCACGTACGGCTCTGCATCGGCAGTGCCGGTGTTTACCACCAACGCCCAAGGCCAAGTTACTAGCGTAACCGACACAGCTATCGCCATATCGGGCAGCGCCGTGTCGGGCAACATCAGCGGCCAAGCGGGCAGCGTTGCTAACGCGTTAACGGCAGGTACTGGCATTTCGTACAGTGTCGGCACAACCTACGACGGTTCGGCAGCGGTTACGATCAATAACAGCGGCGTCACTAGCTTTAATACGCGTACTGGCAGCGTTACTCTATCGTCGTCTGACGTTACAACAGCTTTAACTTACACGCCGGTTAACAGAGCTGGCGATACGATGACTGGGAAGCTAAACCTTCCTGCGGTCACAACCGCCGATTCTCCGATAAATTTAGGTCAGGGAGCCACTACAACAGCGCCTACCTCACCAGTTAACGGCGATGTTTGGGTAAACACCACTAACGGTTTGCAGTTTAGGGCTAATGGCACAACCCGCACAACAGCCGCGCTTCAAACAGCGCAGTCGTTTAGCGCCTTACAGACGTTTAACGCCGGAATAACTTGTTCGGTCGGCGCGGTAACCTTTGGTCAAACGGCAAGTGCAATCACGTTTGGCGCGGCCACATCAACCGGAACTATTACTGTTGGTCAGACAACCGGCGCGTCGCAAACGGTAAATATTCAATCTGGCGCGCTTACCACTGGTTTCACCAAGACAATCAACATTGGTACGGGGGGTCTTTCTGGATCCACCACAACAATGGCGATTGGCTCGGCTAACGGAACTACAGTTGCAGCGAATGGCTCTTGGACGTTTCCAAGCACAATTACCGGCAGTATCAGCGGCACTGCTGCCAACGTAACGGGCACGGTGGCAATTGCCAACGGCGGTACAGGTGAGACAACCCGTCAAGCCGCAATAGACGCGTTGGCTGGCGCCGTTACGTCTGGTCAGTATTTACGCGGTAACGGTACTGATGTTGTCATGTCTGCCATTCAAGTTGCCGACGTACCGACTTTGAACCAGAACACGACCGGCACCGCCAGCAACGTGACGGGCACAGTGGCAATTGCCAACGGCGGCACAGGCGAGACAACCCGTCAAGCTGCGATGGATGCACTGGCTGGCGCGGTGACGTCCGGTCAATATCTGCGCGGCAACGGTACTGACGTGGTCATGTCTGCTATCCAAGTTGCTGATGTGCCAACCCTGAACCAGAACACCACAGGTTCTGCGGCTACACTGACAACGGGCAGAACTATCGCTATTACAGGCGATTTAGCCTATACCAGCCCAAGTTTTAACGGTTCTACTAACGTCACCGCAGCCGGCACATTAGCTACCGTCAATGCCAATGTGGGCAGCTTTACGAATGCCTCAATTACCGTTAACGGCAAAGGCTTAATAACGGCGGCATCTAGCGGCACTGCGCCCGTTACTTCAGTTACGGGAACATCGCCAGTCGTATCGTCAGGCGGCGCAACACCAGCTATTAGTCTGGCGTCAGGTTACGGCGACACACAGAACCCTTACGCTAGTAAGACGGCTAACTTCTTTTTGGCGGCGCCCAACGGTACAGCGGGCGTTCCAACGTTCCGAGCTATTGTCGCGGCAGACATCCCTACGCTGAACCAGAACACCACGGGCACGGCTAGTAACGTCACCGGCACGGTAGCTATTGCTAACGGTGGTACGGGCCAAACAACTAAAGTTGCGGCTTTTGACGCCTTGTCGCCCGCGTCTACTAAGGGCGACTTAATTGCGTTTGATGGCACGGACAATGTCCGCTTGCCGGTGGGCGCTGACGGACTGGTACTACAGGCGGACTCTACTCAGACTACAGGTCTTAAATGGGCCGCTGCCGGTAGCTCGGGCGCGACGATCTCGAACGACACCACAACCGCAACGAATGTCTATCCGACCTTCGTGGCGACTACGTCCGGCACACTGTCGACCATTAACACCAGCAATGCAAAATTACTATACAAACCCAGCACGGGTGAATTAACATCTGAGCATTTCATAGCGGGCAATGGCATATTTGTCAATAATCTAACGATTGATGTCAGCTATACCATTGCAGCAGGTACGTCGGGCATGTCAGCCGGGCCGGTTACGGTGGCGAGCGGCACGACGGTGACAGTAGCCAGCGGCTCACGATGGGTGGTGATGTGAACGCAATTGAACTATTTAACCCTGACAGCACGGCGGTGGTTACGCCGGAAGTGATGCGGCAAAAGGTGGTTGCGTTGCAAGACGAGCTGCTGCAAATGCCGCAGGCCGACATTGTGACAACCCACACGTTTTTGCCTGGCGTGTACGAACGTAAGATTACGGTGCCACCGTGGACAGTTTTGACGGGGGCGGCGCATAAGACGGACTACCGCGTACGACTGGAAAAAGGCACAATCGCAGTTAATGTCGGTACGGAAGTTAAAGTATTGACAGCACCGTGCGAGTTTGACGCCAAGGCAGGTGAGCAGCGCGCCGGGCGAGTGTTTGAAGAAGAAGTGGTGTGGGTTGACGTGTATGACAACCCTGACGACTGCCAAGAGTTAAGTGTCATCGAAGATCGGCTTTACGTAGTGCCGGAGTGCGGGTTAGGTGACACACGCAGACGGTTGGCAATCGAATCAGCGCAAACGGACTACCAGCTGTTTTTAGATCAGTTGGGGGTAGACCAAGACACAATGGACGCCATAGTGACCATCGAAAGTGATTTGATT